CCAGATGAGGACTTTGTCAAACGCAGGGTACACTTCAAAAGCACCATTAGGAATAAGATATTCCAAGCGTCGACTATCGAGAAGTTCTGAAATATTGTAGTAGCCACTTGGCTTGAGAGATTCCTTTAGCTGACGTTCAATGGACTCGGCTACGATAAAACGTTTGCGCTGCTCCTCTGCTAGCGCTTTAATTTCAGCTTGTTCGTCCGTCTGACCCAGAATCTGTTGGACTCTCTTCTCCAACGGATTCGTCTGGCTCCTCATCTGATTCACTTAGATACTCCTTTTTAAACTTACTAACATCGCCTTCATATAGCTCCGTGAAGGCCTTAAGAATGAACTTAGTTGCTTCTAGCTGGCCATATTTCCGCTTTACGGTTTCAATGGCCATTTTGTCATTAGAGCAAGTAGAATATAGCTCAGCTTCCAATACTACAGCTCTTTCGGTCAGAAACTGACCAAAAGCAAGCATGGAATAATGGCTCATTTCGCCCTTACTCATTGGCCGTTTTCCTGGTTAGGGGGAGTCTGCTGTTGCTGGTTCTGTTGATTCTGTTGCGCTTGAGCCTGTTGCATCTGCATTTGTTGGAGCATTTGCACTTGTTCAGGCGGAAGGTTTGCTGCGTTGTCCATCGAAATAGCTGACCCTGGTGTTCCGGGTGGCAATCCGAAGGTGTTTTGGGGCAACGGAGGTGGAGGGCCGAGCAACGTTTTCGCCATCCGGTGCATGCCTCTAGCCTTCAAAGATTCACTGATTGCTTTATACAGGAAAGCCATGTTTCCTTGCAACTGAGGAATTGCATTTGGTAACTGAGTAATTTCGTCGGCTTCTCCGACCTTATCGGCACGTGATTTAAACTGCAAATCAGAAATCAATTCGATTTCGTATTCATTATCGTAGAATTCACGAGCAGCTTTAATCATCTCAGACCCACGCATCTCCAGGTCTTCATTGAAACGATTAACGTAGAATATTTCTTCATCTCCCATAAAAGTACGATTCAACTTACAGTTATTCTTCATAATTTGAATAACAAAGTCTGCGTACTTCTGTGTAGGAACAGAAATCATTGAATTCATCTGCTCGATACGAGCCTGAATACCTCTAGCAGTTTCTCCTGACTTACCAGGACCACCACTCATCAATTCTGGGGTTGAACTCGCTTGCTCTCCGAATTGCATTAACTTATCAGCTGCTTGAATAAGCTGGGGATTGGCTGCTCCAAAGTCTAGTTCGTAGAATGCATTTTGGAGGTCGCTGGGCATGACGTTTTTGGCTTTGTTGAAAACGCCGGGACCAATCTTGAAAGGAGAACGGAAATCAACGTTTGATGCTGTGATAAATGTTTTTCCATTACCGAGAGTAGCTGCGTCAAGGAACTGACTCCAGACGGTGTTTGTGGCGAGGTTAAGCTGAGCATCAATTCTACCGATACCGATTCCGAGATTGCCCAGCATAGGTTCAAGACAGACACCATGGCTGAACATGTAAATCGGTTCTTTGCGAGGAGGGATAGGACCTTGTTCATATGTCTCTCCAGGCGGAGCCTGGTAGTTCGTCATCCAAGAGGGTTTTTGAGGGGGTGGTGGTGGGGGCGTATTCGCGACTTGGCGTCCCATATCAGCCGCTTGATGAGCTGTTGGGTCACCGATTGGAGCCGCAGCAGCGAATTGAAAAGCCTGCTCGGCCTGCATTTGCTGTTGTTGCTGTTGCTGGACGTACTGCTGAATTAAACCTTGATATTCGTTAAATTCCTTCATCTGGTAGTCGTAACGGTATCGTTCAGCATAGTCTGCTGTTTCGTGAATTGAGAGTTTAAGCGGAGTCTTAGTAGTAAGGTCAAAGACGAGTTGGCAGTAACGTTCCTTGTCTTGACCAAATAACTTTAGCCAGCCTTCATAGTGAATGATTTCATATTCACCACGAATCTGGCCATAAGGTTCTTCACCCAAGTGGTCAGCAATTGCCTGACGTAGTTCTGTTTCTACTGCTCCGTTTCCGTATTCGGGAGCAGTGTGCTTGATGACATCTTCGATGTGAGACCATGTTCCTGACATCGCTTTGAGCTTGGTTTTGAAGAAGGGTATGCGACGAGCAACCCAAGGTACGTCACTGAAATCAGGACTAACAGACACATGAGTATACGGAGTGACAAAGTCATCACAAGTCAGGATTTCGTGGCAGTTGCGGCGAGTGATAGGGTCATAATAAGAGTGGCAAACAACGTCACCCGCCACTGCGAATATGAGTAACCCCCGATGCTGTTGTCGTTTGAAACCAACAATGCGATTGCGGATTTGCCAATTGCTATGTTCAGAAACGATTGGTGCAATGAGTTCTGCTTGTGGATTCGTTGGAACGAAATTAAAGACATTTGACCAGTCTCCAAAGATTTCAGAATAGATTTTGTTTGTGTAACGGATAACGTTTTGAAGAGCCAGCGGAATGGCAGCATTAGCGCAATTCTCATACGGTTTGTTCTTAGGAGGAAGGTCGCAATAAAGTAGACGCCAAGCTTCTGCTACCTTTTTACGGTAAGCATCGTTCTTTTCCCAAGATTGAATAAACTCATCGTAACAGTCAGCAACCAGTTTCTTCAGAGCTTCTTTTGCTTCTGGGTCTGATTCGAAAAGAGGAATTAGGTTAGGAAGTTCCTCATCTTCTGGTTTGATTACGAATACCGGTTTAGGCGCATCTTCAGCGTCTGGATTAATCTGAAGTTCTGCCTCAGTGTCAACGTATCCTGGGTCTTTGGCAGACTCTGGAGCAACTTCTAGTTCCTCTGGTTCATCGATGAGAGCCAATTAATTAACCTCCCCAGTATCCAAATGAACCACGTTCACCTTCAAGCTCGTTTTCATCAGAGTCATCACGATTAGATTCTTCCTTATAATTTGGAGCCGAAAGTCCAGACAACTTCGCATACTGACAGGCATAAGTGTTCCTATCGTACCAGTGGTCCTGTGGCCCTTTTAATGGAACTTCCAAATTGTTTGGGTCAGTAGTTAATGCCGGAATTGTCTTGATACTTTTTTCGCAGTTCTCAAAGAAAACAATGCCAGGCAGTTTAGTAAAGTTCTCATGAGATTTTAGCCTATTTGTAAAGACTTCGCAATTGGTTTCGCGTGACTTCTGGCTAGCCTTACACCAGTCAACACCAACCTCTACCATCTCCTCATATTTAGTCTTGAAAGATGAACCACGTTCTTCCCATAGTTGGCCATCCATAGGCCCATAAATCTTTGAGCCTTGATTTGGGTCCCAAAGTTTGTTTTTCTCTTCGAAATACTTTATCATCTCTGCTACTTCAGTAGCGTTCTTTTGTTTGAACGAGATTTCATAGAAACAATATAGAGTACCCTCCGGATGAACCGCATACCAGCCAATGGTCCCACTAGTAGCATAACCCCAGTCACCAGCCCTAAAGATAGGCCAGTCGTGAGGTATCTTAAAAGGTTTACATACATGAACTGTTGCGTTCCAAACTTCGCCAAAGTGGCTGCCGATAACAGTATCCCAACTACCATATAGATAAGCATCACGGATATGCTTGGGCTTATCCAGTAGCGTCAACTCATATTGTTTGATGAATTCTGGGTCAGGATTGTCATACAAAGTTGCCGGCAAATACAACTTAGTCTTGTAGTCAATGGTTCCGTCTTTACGGATGAGCTTCTTTCGTAGAACCTTCTTGCCCTTGGGATACGGGTCGACGAAATACTTCTTTACCCACGCTGGGTCGTCAACTGTGATATCCTCACCTTTGTTACCACCGAGATGAGGGTTAGTGGCTGCTCGAATCTTCAGAAACCTAGACAGAACCTTATCGCCGGTTCTTAAGCGAGCGTTAATTCTATTGTACTGCTCGTAATCGAATTCAATCAACTCATCGTAGTAAATACCGGTGTACTGCTGACCCAGATAGTTATTATAATCCTTCTTGTCTTTGCAGTGACCAAACTGATACTTTAGACCGGAACGGAATGTCCAGGTGGATTGCTTCTCCTTATACTCAGCATCTGGGTCAATCGATTTGAAGATACGGTGAGACCGGTTAATGGTCTCCGTCAGACGTGGCATGGTCCGGCGTAGATGCAGGATATGGCCTTCCGAGTGGCCCCAATGCAACGGATTCTGCTGAATCAGTTCCTTATATTCACCAAAGTTATCAGGAATATTTTCCTGGAGACATCGCAAATCCTCTACCCAAATTTGTTCTAATGGGTCCATCAATAGGACCATTGAATTATGAGTCGGTATATAGGATTTGGTAATTAGGAATGTTCCTCCGCCTTCAACTTGGATGCATTTTGTTGGGACGGATTCAACTCTTTTAATGGACTTAATACGGTGACAGTAGCGTTTTTGAAATGTAGCTCCAACCTCACCAGTTCGCCGAGAACATTTGTATTCTTTGCTGAATAGTTTGAGATACCAAGTCTTTCGATAACGTGGTTGACATATTTTAGGACCGAGTCCCAAAGAACTTGCGAGACAGTAAAAATCGGTGAGAAACGGATAGTCTGCATAATCAACTTCTGGACTCATCCCAGAATTACCATCCATGATTCCTTCCAAAAGAGCCATTCTCTGATTGAAAGAACCATTGAGGTAAAGTGGAAGAATTCGTCTTCCTTTGGCCGGAATCAATTCATTGATTAAATCTGTTCGCTCACGGATGCGAGAAACTTTATGCCCAACAACGTCAAGGGTATACCCAACGTCGTGTAGAGTAGAGAATAACTCAGGGTCGAAAGCTGCAATGGAAGCTCTGTCACTAGGCTGGCCACGTACCAAGCATAGACCGTAAACATAAGCATCAAGTAGAAGTTTTGCCGGTTCAGTTTCTGTTGCTGCCGCAAACGAGAGTTGCGGAATAAAAACTGAATTGAATATATCGGCGGTTTTAAAGATACGACCGTCTGCGGCGTTCCACAAGTGCTCTCCATCACACGTGATATTTTCGTCGGCAATGTTAAGTCGATAGCAATCTCTTCCAGTGAAGATTTCGGTTTCGGCAATAACACTAACTTGTTTTCCTTTGACATTGAATACAATATCTCCTGGATGAATATCTTTGAAGTAACGAAAACCAATTGGTGTAGGAACTAACGTATCAAGTGCGAGAGCTTTTCCGGGACCCGCAGCGCCAGCTCCTAGGACTTCATCTTCCTTACGAGAATGAAACAAAGCTCCCCAGGGACTTGGAGTATAAGCTGCTTTTTCAAAGGGAGAAGCCATTAGTCATCTTTGGCAATAGCCTGTAACCCGGGACTCGTTGAGTTTTTAAACGAATCTAATACTTTAGAAAAGTCGTAATCAGAATTGTCGTCGCCGTAAACTGAGTATAATCCATAATATGCCCCTTCTCTGACCATTGGAGACATAGAGGTATCCAAACACACCGATTCGAGATATGGGCCAAATTCTTTAATTTCAGTTCCACCCAAATACTCAAGAGCGAAAGTCAATTCACTAGGTTTTAGATAATTCCCTTCGCAAATGTATTTTAATACATTAGGCAAATTATCAGCAAGTTCACTTAAACAATTTCTACTAATCATGCATAAACCAAAGACAGAGAGAATCTACGACAGACAGGACGAGAAACAGTGGTGATGTAGCGAGCTTCAATCTTATATGTCTCTTCTCTGGGAAGGATTCGATTCTTTCCTTCACCAAATGGAAGATGCGCAATATATTGATGCGGATAGGTGGATTCGACTTGGATAGTAGAACCTTCAACAGGATTGCCGTCAGACTGTCTTACCAAACGAAAAGCGACTGGTTTCCCATCTTCAGAGTAAGCAGTCATTGAAAAAAGAATTTTCAATTGTTTTCCATTTTGCTCCAACGGAGTTTTTTCATCAACTGAAAACTTAACGGACTTAGGCTTTGATTGTTCCAGCATCACATTAACTGGAGCCCATTGCTTGCCAACTTCTTGACAAGTCATATCCGATTCTTCTTTCTCCATTGTTCTATCAAATACAGTATTCAACTGTACCAAACGATACAACTCGGCTGCTAGAGGAACAAGTTTCTTATTGACGTAAACTTGTGGAGATTCCTCTTCTTCCTTAGTAGGAAGATGTAGTTCAAGGTGCGACATTTGCCTTTTTAAGAAGTCTTTTATAAGTGGCAATTTTCTTCTTCTTGATTTTGTTTTGGTATTCGTTGAACTCAACGGACCCTATCAAAGTTTTAAGTTCTTCCTTAAAATGTTTAACACATAGATAGTCCGCAAAAGCATAATCGCCACATGGTTCGTCGTAATACTTAGTTGTGCCGTAATCATCTTCATATGACCTAGACACTCTAGCGTGACAGCCTCTCATTCTGAATTCTTCTCCAGCGTACTTATAATTGAGTTATACAATGTTTGTCTGAGGACATTATCAAACTTAACTCTAGCCTCAATCCACGCCGACTTTTTGGTAGCGTGAAGAGACAACCATTCCGGTTGCTTCTTTAAATCTGGATGAATTTCGCAAAGAGCCCGGTCGGCTTCATAGGCGACTCTTGCGAAAGACCCTGGAGGAAGTCTCTTAGCCTTTAATTCAACATTCCAATTAGTAAATTGTTGAACAGGATAATATACCGGTGAACCTGGAATATCAGGTTTGATTTGTGCTTTACCTTCATGAATAACAATCTGAGCTAAATCTCCAGTTGTTTTATTACGAAGATACGTACCAATCGGAGGGCAACCATTTGGTAATACAATATCAGTCTCACCAGTCATCGGCAATTTCTCAGTCATTCCATCTACTCCTAATTGAGTGATATAGAGGAGCTACGATTGTCTTCTTTGGTTCTTCGTTCCGTGGACGATTACGAATAGATAGATAAGCATCTTCCCATTTCTTCCATTGGTAAATTGAATAGAAGGTAATGATAAGAAGAGCAACAGAGGCCGCTAGGTTAATGTATAAGTAAATCATCATGTTAAGACTCGTCAACGTCTATCACTTCAAACTGCTCAGGTTGTTGAGCTGGAGAAGGGAAAGTAATAGACTCAATGTTGAGAACTTTGGTTCCGGTTTCTTTTTGAGCTTGAGCTTTAATGATTCCGATGATAGTAGCATGCGCCATCTTTACTGCATGCGGAGTATCAGAAGAATTCATCCAGCCTGCTTTAGCCAAACGAATCTTTTTCTTCTTTTCTTCCTCTGGTAATCCTTCCCATTCAAATGGGATAGAATTTACTTCACCGGTAGCGTCATCAAATCCAAGCTCAGCAAACCGCATATAAGGCTGAACAACTTCTAGCGCATCTTTAAATAGGCTAGACTCGGCAGCCTTTATCGCCTCCAATGAACTCGATTTCGATAATTTCTCTATCTGAGCTTGTTGGTCTTTCAATAAGGATAGCTGATGCTGCTGTTCTTTTTTTGTGGTCATGGAAGAACTTTAGATTTTCAAACTTGACTAGGACTGTGGTCTTTGTGTGAACGGTTGGCATTATAATAACTTTCGATTGCATTCTGTGAAAGAGGTTCATTGGCTAGAAGCAAAAATACTCCGCCTTCTGATTCTTTGTCATTAATCCAATAAGAACGAATACCTAACACTTGTTTCCAGCCGTCATTCTCAATGACACCAGCTTTGATAAGACCATCTTCAATAAACTTGGCAGCAGCTGCTGCAATGTTTGAAGGGTCTCTCTTCATATTAGGTTCAACTAGAAGATAATGGAAATATGCAGACTTGCAAGTATTGAAACCAGTCTTGACTACATGCGAGCAGACTTTATTAGACCACTCTTGCTTTAATTGATTATACATGTTAAACTTAAAGGAGTTACGTTTATTTTCTCCTCCTTTAAGTAACCAGGAAGTTTTCCCTCCCTGTCCTTTGAGAAATACCAAGTCATTCATTGACGGTACTCTCCAAGGGAAATACCACTGGTTAAATACTTGCAAATGATTAAGTTCAGACAATTCAAAGTTCCTGGTGTGTATCTGAAAGATATCAGAGAATACACAGGCTATACAGATGTAAAAGGAGCTTGCGCCAAAGCTGGTGTAACTCTATGGAGATTGCGAGGAAGAGAGTATAGCCCATTATCTTTAACACAAGTAATTAAAGTCCTTAAGGTAATTAGAAGCGTACAGGGTGAAAGATTCCTCAGGAAAGTTGAGAAGAATCGATAGAATGGTCTGTGTATTCTTCATCAGTTGGAAACGCATCTTCCAAGTCAGCGAAATCATTTAGATTGATTCCTTCTACTGCGGAAGACAACAACTCAGTAAACTCTTCAGATTCAGTAGAC